AGTTCGTAGGTACAAGCGACCCAGTAGTACTGGTCGTTTTCTGCGACAAGGTAACCTACTGCTGAGAGGACACATGGTTCGTGTTTGGCATCGGGTTCGTGCCAGTCGTCACCCATGCTGTAGTGATCTTCCCAAAAGATTTCTACTAGGGGTGGTATTTGTGGTGCTTCTTTTTTTACCATTTTACTTTGTCTGCCCAGTACGCTGCGGACATTGGTCCTTTAGCAATGTTGGAAGCATGACGTGCCTTAAAGGAGGCACGTTTCTTGGTCATGCGATCAGATTCTCCTGCCTTGGGTTTACCTGCAGTGGATGCACCTTGTTCACCAAAGCGGATAGTTTTAACTTGAGCACCTGATTTAGCCACGACAATATGTGACTTCTTAGGATGGTCAGGGGTACGCTTGGGTTTGTTGTAACCTGCTACACCTGCTCGTGCTAGACGGGGATCTTTGCTAGATGCCATCACTTCTTCCTTGTCGTCGCCATTAGTACTTCTTTGTTTTAGATTGTACCTTCATACCTGACTTGGCTGCAGCCTTTTTGGCTGCTGCCTTACCCTTAGCAGTATAAGGGAATTTCTTGTTTCCTACTTGTGGCATATTTGCTCCTGTCGTCGCAACTAGTACTAGTTATAGATCAACGAGTGCGTCCCTGCGGTAGCACTCGTTGATAACCATAAGCCCCTAACCTAAGCGTTACCCGTTACCTCACTAAACAGGTAACGAAGTTGCCTGTATTTGATGAGTATTGAAGAAAATGTGCTGGATGCGCGCCAAGAATCTTACATAGGTTGGCTGTGTACGCCCCCTTCTGAACGCGTCCCTTCAAGCAAAGAAAAGTATGCCGACTCCATCGGAGTGAACGTGGTCACTTTGCGTCGTTGGGAAAAGAAGGAAGTTTTTAAGAAGACTTGGGCTTCCAAGGTAGAGGACATTCAAGGCTCTCCTGAGCGTTCGCAGCGCCTTCTTGATACTTTGTACAATCAGGCAATTGGCGGCGACATACGGGCAGCACAACTGTATCTGCAAGCCACCAATCGGATGTCTCCTCCTACGCTGACAGTTAAGTCCGAGAAGTCAAGTGCTGAACTGTCTGATAAAGAGTTAGATGATCTTATTTCTGCTGTTGCTTCTCGTGAGCAGGAGTCTCGTAAACTGCGGATTGTATGAGCCTCAAACTGCGGGTTGTATGACCGAGTTAATTGAATGCCCTGTTTGTGGTGAAGAGTATCCACCTGCAGCATGTAAGTGGGAATGTCCAGTGTGTGGTCAGGAAGATAATCCTGAGCCACTTAAGATGAGGAAAAATGGATCTGAGTGAACTTCTCAATGAGAAGGAATGGCGTAAGTGCAAGGGTGGCGAAGACGCTTCTATAGATGATCTAGTTGAAGCGTTTCAATATTTTTGTGATAATTACTGGCACATTAAACATCCTGAGCGTGGTCGTATCAAGTTTGATATGCGTGAAGCACAAATAGAAACTATTCGTGCTTGGCTTTCTAACAGATATAGCGTGGTTCTTAAGGCACGTCAGATTGGGTTTTCTACTCTTGGTGCAGCCTACGCTTTTTGGTTGACGTTCTTTTGGTCTGACAGGTTTGTGGTTATGTTGTCTCGTACTGAACGAGAGGCTGCCAAGTTGTTGCAGAAGTCTAAGTATGGTTTTAAATTCATCCCTCTATGGATGAAGGAACGTGGTCCTGATATCACGTCTGACAACCAGTTGAAGATGACGTTCTCTAACGAGTCATCTATTGAATCATTGCCTTCAGGTAATGATCCTGCTCGTGGCGAGTCTGTGTATCTTGTTATTGTTGACGAGATGGCGTTCTTGCCTAACTCCGAGGAGGCGTGGGCTTCAATTGAGCCAATTGCTGACGTTGGTGGTCGTGTTATCTGTCTGTCTACGGCTAATGGTTCGGGTAACTTCTTTCATCAGATGTGGGTGGGGTCACAAAACAAAACAAACTTGTTTAAAGGTATTTTTTGGCCTTGGTCTGCTGGTGACCGTGACGAACAATGGTACGAGTCTAAATCCAAGACTATGCCTTCTTGGCAGTTGCACCAAGAATACCCTCGCAGCCCTGAAGAAGCGTTCATTAAGTCGGGTAACCCTGTTTTTGATATTGACAATCTTATGAAATATGAGATTGAAGAACCACAACGTGGATATCTGCACGTTATTGCTCGTAAGCAGGTTGAGTACCGTGAAACCCCTGATGGTGAGTTGGCTATTTGGGAGATGCCTGAACCTGATGGTATTTATGTCATTGGGGCTGACATTGCTGAAGGTTTAGGTCATGGCGACTATTCGTCGGCGCATATTATTAATGCTCGTACAGATGCGCTTGTAGCGCATTGGCATGGACATATTGAACCTGACCTTTTTGGTGATGCTCTCTGTGAAATGGGATGGCTTTACAATGGGGCTTTAGTTGCCGTAGAAAACAACAACCACGGTTTAACCACGGTTAAGGCTATGCAACGATACGGGTACAAGAACATGTATCGCCAGCGTCGTTTGCAGCAGCGCAATCCTGAACCTTCGGAGGTTATTGGTTGGCGTACTACAACTGCGTCAAAGCCTTTGGCTATTGACGAGTTGGCTGGGGCTATCCGAGACAATGTTATTCATATTCCTTGTGAGCGAACTATTGCTGAGTTAAAGACATATGTTCGTAATGCGAATGGTCGGATGAATGGTTCACCTCACGACGACAGGGTAATGTCTTTGGCTATCACATATCAAATGTTAAAGTATGTTTGGCTTCCTGAGTACAGACCTGAAATAGCGTCACCTAAATATAGTTTGCATTGGTTTGAACGTTTTATCCAATACGGTGATGAAGGGTTAAAAACTGTACCATTGGGTGCATATAACGCACGAAAGAAGTAGGTAACGATCCCCTTATACTGTGATGGGATCTATTAACTGCGTAGAATGTGACAAACTGTTTTCTTTTGACGTACTTCCACGTAGAGGTGCTGTCTGTTTCGGTTGCCACGTAAAAGGTATTCGTTTAGGTTTTGCTCATGGTAAAGAAGACTTCCACGGTCCAACCATTAAACAGCGTCAAGATGAACAAATGAGGCATGCTGCCAATGCTGGCATTAAAGCCGAACCTGTTGGGACTCGTTGGATCTAAATGTATTGGATTACCCCTATTGTCGTCGCACTTATTGGTGGTCCTTTGATGTTGGCTTTAAAAAGGTATGACACTCGCAATACGAGGGAACATGGCGAGAACTATAAAGTTCTTCGCCGTATTGAAGACAAGGTTGACCATATAGATGATCGCTTGGACGATCATATTGATTACCATTTGAAAGAGGGATTATGAAATATTCAGAATCAGCCAAGAAAGCAGTCGCTACTTTTGTTTTTGCATCAACAGGTATTCTTGTAGGTGGTGCTGTGGGCGGTCTAGAGATTTGGAAGACAGCCCTTTGGACTGGTGTTGGCGCACTCATCAACTTCGTTTATCGTGCGTCTGAAGAATATATTAATAGCATTGAAGGTGAGTAATTAATGGCTCGTCCTTCTAACTCCGAGGCACTTACTCGTTATCAAAAGAAGATTGCTATTACCAAACGTTGGCGACGTGAGGAAGAATACGACGATACGTGGCGACGTTTGATTGACCTTTATCGTGGTCGCCATTACGAAGACATCTCTGATGAAGATCGTCTTTTGATTAACATCTCATTTTCTACGATTAACGTTATCGCTCCTAGTGTTGCTGTTAACTATCCCAAGATTGCGGTTAATGCTCGTCGCCCTACTGACGCACCTAAAGCAATCATTACTGAGGCTGTTATTAACTATTGGTGGAAGCACTACAAAGTGCGACCTGAGTTCCGTAGGGCTGTAAAAGACTTCCTTATTGTTGGTCATGGCTGGCTTAAGTGTGGCTATCGTTATGTTGAAGAAGAAAGCATCTCCGAAGAAGGAGATCAATCTGATGCAAACGTTGAAGGCAATGAAGTAACCCCATCTATCGTGATTGTTGAAGATCGTCCTTTTGTTGAGCGTGTATCACCATTTGATGTGTACGTTGATCCTGATGCTACTTCAATGCAAGATGCTCTGTGGATTGCGCATCGTATTCGTCGCTCATTGAAAGATATCAAGAGCGATAAAAGGTACTCACGTGCTGCACGTGAAAACATTAACGCCACCTCGTGGGGTCGTTATAGTGAAGATCCAGCAAAACGCAAAGTTCAAGACACCGAAGAAGGCTATGTTGAAGTATGGGAATACTACGACATTGCTAAAAAAACAATGTGTGTTTTTGCTGAAGGTTCAGAACAGTTCTTAGTCAAGCCAATTGATATGCCGTACGCTTTCGGTCATCCTTTTGTGATGATCCGAAACTACGACATTCCTGACTATTTCTACCCCATGGGTGACCTTGAGGCTATTGAACCTCTTCAACGTGAGTTAAATGCAACTCGTACTCAGATGATGAATCACCGTAAACGGTACTCACGTAAGTACTTGTTTAAGGAATCAGCATTTGATGCTGATGGTCGTGACGCATTAGAGTCAGACTACGATAACGTTCTAGTTCCTGTATCGGGTGACGAGAACCTTAATAACGTTGTTGTGCCTTTCCCTGCTGTAGTCACTCCTCCTGAGTTCTATCGTCAGTCAGACATTATTGAAGGTGACATTCAGACTGTTTCAGGTGTATCTGAGTATCAGCGTGGTGGTGTTCCTGAGATTCGTCGTACAGCGACAGAAGCAGCAATCGTTCAAGATGCTGCGAATGCTCGTGCTGCTGACAAGTTGGCTACTATTGAAGGCGCTATCGCTGAGGTTGCTTTCCGTCTTGTTGCTCTTGCTCAACAGTTCATGACTGGTGAGCAAGTAGCACGTGTTGTTGGCAAAGATGGTGAACCTACTTGGGTTACTTTTGAACCTGACTATATTGCTGGAGAGTTTGACTTTGATGTTGAGGCTGGTTCTACAGCCCCAGTTAATGAGTCTTTCCGACGACAGATGGCTTTGCAGATGGTTGACGCTATGTCGCCGTTTGCTGGTGCTGGGCTTATTAACATGCCTGCGCTTGCAGCGCATGTTCTGCAGTTTGGTTTTGGTATTAAGAACCCCGATCAGTTCATTCAGCAAGCACCTCCTCCACCCGAAATGGGTGAAGGTATGCCACCTGAAATGGGTATGCCACCTCAAGGTGGTATGCCTATGCCTCCCGATATGGGTGGTATGACTTCGCAGGGTGCGCCTTCTGCAGGACCAGTTCCTGTTGCCCCTCCACCTTCAAGCCCTGATGCGCTTTCAGGTGTTGACCCTTCGGTTTTGGCGATGCTTTCTTCTCGTATGGGTGTGCAGTTACCTAATACTATGTAACGATATGTTTGTATCTATAGAGCAACCATTTAGGACTCTAAGGAGATACAGGTGACAGACACCTTTGAAGATAACCTTGGCGCAGACCCCATTGTTGATGGACAAGTTGAAGATCAGGGATTAGCCGAACTAGATGCACCAATTCTAGACATGGACGAATACAGTGATCACTATATTACTGTAAAAGTTGATGGCGAAGAAGTACGAGTGCCTTTATCTGAGGCTGTTGCTGGCTATTCACGTCAAGCGGATTATACTCGCAAGACACAAGAGTTGGCATCGCAAAAGCAAGAACTCCAATGGGCTTCTGCTATTAGGCAAGCACTTGAAAGTGATCCTGCTTCAACACTTGATTTGTTGTCAAATCACTATGGCATTAGCCGTAATGATGCACGACAGATGGTTGAAGATGATCCGTTTTTAACGGATTTTGGGATAGATGATCAAGTTGATAAACGTCTCCAAGAGATTGATAGACGAGTATCGGCTTTTGAACAGGTGCAGGCACAGCAGCGACTCCAAGACGAGATCGTGCGTTTGCAAACCAAATATGGTGAAGATTTTGATCCTCAAGAGGTTGTATCTTCTGCGCTTGCGCAGGGCAATACGAATCTTGAAGCAGTTTTTAAGCAGGTTGCTTTTGACCGTGTTAGTGCTAGGCGTTCAGCAGAAACTGAACGTACTACTAAGGCAACTGAAGCAAAACGTGCAGCGTCTGTTGTTTCAGGTGCTACATCTGCTAGAACTGCAAAGGATGAGGTCGGACCTGTAAAAACAATCGCTGACGCTTGGGCTGCTGCAAAACGGCAACACGGTGTCTCTTAAACCTTAAAGGGGTAATTATTATGGCTATTCATGGAGATGCATTACAAACACTGTTGGCAACAACAGTTGCTAACTACCGCAAAACACTTACTGACAACGTTTTCAACGCTCGTCCTTTAACCTATTTCTTGATGGACAAGGGTCGTGTTCGTATGTTGAATGGTGGAACTAACATCGTTGAACCTCTCATCTATGGTGAGAACTCAACTGTGTCGTCGTACTCAGGTTACGATGCTGTTTCGCTTACTCCTCAGTCGGGTATCACTGCTGCAGAGTTTGACTGGAAGCAGTACGCTGCTTCCATCGCTATTTCGGGTATTGAAGAAGCGAAGAACAACGGTGAACAAGCAATGGTTAACCTTCTTGAAGCGAAGATCATGCAGGCTGAAGAGTCAATGAAGGAAGGCTTCAACGCCATGTTCTTCGGTAATGGTACTGGTAACAGTGGCAAGAACTGGAACGGCTTGGGTAACCTCGTTGAATCAGGTAACAGCGTTGGTGGCATTGATGGTGCTACTGAAACTTGGTGGAACTCATACGAGGAAAACACTGCTGGTGCTTTGACTCTTGCTCAGATGACAACTGCCTATAACACTGTTAGTGTTGGTAACGATCATCCCGACATGGTTCTTGGTACTCAGACTTTGTTTGAAAAGTATGAGTCGTTGTTGCAACCTCAGTTGCGCTACACCGACACCAAGACTGCTGATGCAGGCTTCCAAAACTTGTTGTTCAAGGCTGCTCCTGTGGCTTATGATGTTGATTGTCCTAGTGGCAACATGTTCTTCTTGAACAGTAAGTATCTCACTTTGGTTGGTCACTCGGATAAGTGGTTTGAAGTTACCCCATTCGTGCGTCCCGAAGAAAAGGATGCTCGTTTCTCGCTGGTCATGTGCTACGGTAACCTCACGGTCCGTAACCGTAAGAAGCAGGGTAAACTTACGGCTAAGACTGCCTGAGTTTTTCCGACAAGGAATGCAGATGACCCACCCTTCGGGGTGGGTCTTTTGTTATGTAAGTAACGTTTATTTGATGTTTTAGGAATCTATTTATTAGGAGATATGATGGCTGCTAGAAAAGACGACTTGTCTAACATGGTTAATACTTTTAAGAATTCAAAAAAGGCAGGCGCTGCTACACCTCGTGACACTAGTCGGGATATGGCAAACATGAAGGCGCTTGCTCAAGCACAGGCTGGTGTTGCAAAACGTCCTTCTAGTAGTGCTGGTGCAAAGACTGCTGCAAAAACTGGTGCAAAGGCTGGCGCACCAAAGCGTCCTGCTGTTGGTGGAGTTTACAAAGCATTGCCAGTTAAGAAAAAGACTAAGGGAACTGTTTCCATTTACTAGGTAACGATTCAGCCTAGTATTGATGGCTGGAACACCTGCATACTCATACTACGGGGTCTCCGCAATACGAGACTCACGACCATACGCTACGGCAGACGCATCACCTGCGCCTGCTGGTGGCATGCCATACCTTGGACACACTCGCTGCATGGCTAACGAAGAAACATGTCAAGGTGCTCGTGCCAAAGGAACTGACTATTGCATAGGTCATCTACGACAAAAAGCGAAGGAGATAGCCAGTGAACCTGACTGAAATTCGCTCTAAGATTCGTGAGATTGTTGACCTTGATGCACAAGATGTTTCTGACACTCTTCTCAATATGTATATCAAGGATGGCTTTGAACGCATTATTGCGTTAGAGCGACGTTGGCCTTTTTATCAGAAAACGTTTAACTTAAGCACTGTTCAAGATCAACGTGCTTATGCTATCAACACTGTTGGTGATGGTAACTTGCGTGAGATCACTTCTGTCGTTGATACTTCTACGACTGGTAATCGTTTAGAGTACATTTCTTATGATGATGCTGAATCAGTTTGGGTGGGATCTTATGACCAATCTTCACGACCCTCATATTTCACGTTTTGGCAGGAACAGATCCATCTTTTCCCGAAGCCTGATGGCATCTATCCGCTTGTTGTTCGTGGATATCGTAAGCCTACTAACTGGTCTGCTTCAGATG